TTTGCTTGGTGCTCAAAACCGTCCAGTATTTCATGGTAGGATGGCCGGCGGAATCCCAGCTCGGTCAATCCTAAATCATTGATATTAGACAATCCTCACCACCTCCGCTCCTTCCTTTCGTATTAGGGTACCGCTGGCCAGCTCCGCTTCAAAGGTGGCCTCTGCGGCCCGGTCCCCGACGGGTACCTCCAGATTTTTGATAATGGAAACACGGTTCTCCTGCAGAATGGCTTCCCGGTACGCCTCCTCGGCCTCGCCGCCGGACACATCGTAATAATCATGGGAGAGGATCCGGTCATATTCCGTGCCATGGGTTTCGTCCAGGATAAACTCCGGCTTCCATGCGTTGAGGGTGTTGGTGATATTTCGTGCTGTGGCCGCGTCTCCCTCAATGGTCTCCAAGAGGCCGTCCTCGTCAAACATGATGTCCCTGGTATCGTTCTCCAGCTCCAGTTTCAGCGTGAAGTGTGCCATGAGCGTCTCCTTTCCGAATTACTGCGGCGGGCTGGTATTGCCGCCATGCGGACACTGGTGGGTATGCTTTTTAAGGGAAACGCCGTCAGCCACCACATCCCCGCCTTTGACGGTAATATTGCCGTTGACGGTCAGGTCTCCATCCATGATGACATCGCCCTGAATCAGAATTTTATCCTCAGTGATCACCAGGAAAATGGTACCATCCTCGGTGGCCAGGGCCAGGCCGTCCGGCAGATCGGGGCATTGCCAGCCGCCGGCCACGACGCCACCGTGAAATACCATATCGCTGTCGGAGTGGTGTCGCTCGGTGTTGGGCTTGCTTTCGCCCCCGGTTTCCATAGACTTGTCAATGTCGCTGTCCATATACTGCGCGGCGCCCACATCGTCGCTTTTGAACCAGGGCCGGAACAGGAAGCCGCCGCTACGGATGCCGACAACCGGCACTTTCAGAACCTGGGAGGGCCCGGCATACTCGCCGCCGGTCAGCCGCTGGGTGATGGGCTTGACGTCCACCGTCATGGCCTTGGGGTCAAACTTGATAACTTTCACCAGATCCCCCACATGAATCTCGGCAGCCAGGGTAGTTTTCTGCGCTTCTTCATATTGATACTTTTTTGAGAAGCCGCTCACGCCGGTATCACCTCCACATTTGTAATCCAATCACCCCTGCGGTTTCCCTTATGGGTACCCTTTTTTACCACAAATTCACCGTTTAACGCTTCATCCTCGATGCGGATGGTGTCTCCGGGTGCTATGCGGTAATTGAGCAGGCTTTTCCGCTTGATGGTTTTTTGTACCTGGGTTTTCTGGTCCTTGGCCTTTTGGGTATCCTGGGGAGCGGTGATATCGGTGGTGTCGGCGTCCTCGGTGGAGAGCAGCAGCCCGGTGCGCGGTGACAGCAGCACCCCCATGGGGGTGCCCTTGCCGGGATCCCGGATAATCACCTGACCGTGCCGCACCAGAAAAATGCTTTTACAGTCACTGGTGATAATCTCCTTCAGCTGGCTGCGCACAGGACCGTTGCACACCTTTCCGCGAGGATATGTTTTGTTGACGGCCAACTCAATGCGGGATACTTCGATCTCGAAAATTTTAAGCAGGTCTTTGATTATGCTCTTGGCATCGATGCCGGCGGCGTATGTTTTGTTGACCTTTTTGGAGAGCCACTCCTCCATGGCCTCGGTGGCCGTGAGGGTGGTGATCCATTCCAGGCCCTGGTGCTTGCTGCTGATACTGGAGATTTTACCCACAGAGATGACGCCGATGTCCCCCTCGTATCCGGCGTCGATGATGATCGGATGGTTTTTCCGGATACTGTTCCGGGTGGCTTCAGAAAGGTTGTAAATGGTGATCTTAGTGACCATGAGCTGCTCACTGTCCTCAAAGGGAACTTCAAACGCAAAAACCAGGTCATCCAGGCTGTATTTATAGGGTCCCACCTGCAGGGTACCGGACCGCATCCAAAAGCTCATACCGCATCCTCCTCCAGTCCGGTCCGCGGGAACAGGTACAGCTTTACAGTCTTTCCCAAGTTCTCCGGTGTGACCTCCGTTTCATTTCCACCGGGGCAAACGGGGATGATGACCGGCAGCGGGAAGTTCTCATTTTCTACCGGGCCAAACAGCGGCCTGCCGTAACGGATGACATCGCCGTAAGCAAGCGGCACCTGGTTGGCCGTCTCCAGATCAACAGTATAGAAGCCGCCGATCTGATTGTATTTAAAAGTGAATTTATAGGTATGGTCCTCCAGCTTGATTAAAAAGGCATAGGGGATTTTGTCGGCGTTTACCGGAATGACCTCCACCGTTTTTCCCAGGTCCAGAAGCTGTATAGCCATCCTGCATCACCGTCCTTTAATAACCTGTGTAAGTGGGCGTTGCCCTGGAAGAGGGCCCCGCGTTGGGCGTCTGTTTGTTGTTGAATGTATTTATATAATCAGCATATGCGCTGCTGGATATGGTTTCGGAAGTAGTGGTCTGCAGGCCGTCCTGCGCCGGCTTCCCGCTCCCCTTGGCGGCGGAGCTCTTGCCGGTATCCTGCTCACTCATTAGCGGAGCCTCTCCGATGGGCACATACTGAGCGCCCACAATATCCGCCCTGGTATAGCTGGCGGTGAAAGAAAAGCCTTTTTTGTTGGAGGAATCCGTGGAGAAGTCCAGCTGTGTGAGAACAATGTTTGTCATCCGGTAGCTGCCGTCGTAGGTCAGAATATCGCCTTTGCCGAGCATGGTTTCCAGGGTGGCCACCGCTCCGCCGCCACCGATGAGGACACCTTGAATGGACCCCTTTACGGGGTCCTTTTCAAAGTGGTCTGTGATTTTGGAGCCTTTTTCTATGGGATATGAGGTAAGCTTTCCACTGAGCGTTTTACTTTCAGTCTTAACGGTGCCGTAATCGTTGAACCGGACGGTGCCGTATTTTCCTCGCAGGGTATATGCCATGAAAAGCTACCTCCTCTATCCCGCATAGCCATTCTGTATGGCCAGATTGTTGATTTCCGCGTCCTGCTCTTCCTGATAAGCCTCCCGCGCCGCGTCTTTTGCGATCTCCCGGAATTGCTCCAGGACCTCCGGCGGCACGGTGCCGTCCGGGGAGCTGACTGTGACACGGAGCTCAATGATTCGCCGGGTAACGGTTTCCCCACCGGCAGCTTCCGGCGTCGGGCCCGGATCCGGCGCCGGAGGCGGGGGATGCCCGCCTCCGCCCGTCCCGCCGTCATCCGGTTTTTTCGGAGGATCATCGCGGTCCGGTTCATTAGTAGGGGTGGTTGCCTTGTTGAGCAGCGGATTGCCCTCTACAACGGTGGGAATCCAATCCCGGATTGGCTGGGGAAGTATCTGTTCCAATTTGGACGCCGCCCGCTCCAGCGGGGTCTTTTTTTCGTCATTTCCGGCATTCTGCATTGCCGCCGGTAAAAGATTGGTGATATTGATGATTTTACCCCCGGACGATTCGCTGGAGGAAAGGATCTCGTCGGTCTTGCTGGCGGGGATGACGGCGCTGCCCTTGGGTAGGAAAGCGACACCGGATTCGTCTTTGTTGTGGATCAACTCACCGCCCGCTTCATGGATCCGCGTCCAACCGCCCTCAAAGTTGTCTGTGCCCTTGGCGTTGCCACCAAAAACCTTGTTGCCTATACTGCTGATCTTTTCCCCGATACCGCCGGCAAACTGGCCGACCGGGGAATCTTTGATCTTCTGTGCAAATTCGCTCACCTTTTCGATGCCCTTTGTCAACCAGCCGATCAGGCCCGATATTGCGTCGGCCACCAGGCCGATGCCGGAAGCGGCTACCTGCAGAACAGGGGACAGGGCGTCAATGACGGGAGACAGGGCTCCCAGCAGCTGCGCTGCCGGCGGGAGTAGCTTTTCAACCAGCATCCCGAAGAGCTGGGCCAGGGGCGGGAGCAACGTTTTTGCCAGGGTGGAAATAAGGGGCAGCAGCGGCTGTACTGCCTGGGCAACGGTGCCCAGCACCTGGGAAAGGACCGGGAGCAGCTGCCCGCCGATATTCCCCAGGATGGGAAGAAATTCGCCGGCCAGCCCCAGCACCTGGGGCAGCAGGGTTGTTGCGAAGTCCCCGAGGATGGGAGCCGCCTGTTCAAACCCATTAGCCAGCAAATCCGCAAAAGACATCAGTGCCGGCTCCACTTTCGGCCAGGCATCAAGTACGACGCCGAAGAGCTTGTCGAAAGTCGGGGCCAGTTTGGCGCCGGCCTTTTCCAAAAAGTCGGTATAGACAGCCTTGACGGCTTTCATGCCGCCGGTCAGCCCGCCCAGGGATTTTGAAGCGTTCCCCTGCAGGTCTCCGGTCTGCTCCAGGATGGAGTTGAACCGGACCTGCGCCAGGGCGGCCTCGTCCATGGCGTCCAGGTTTCCACCCAGGCCCATGCCCATAGCCGTCTGCTTCAGCGTGGCGTCATCCAGACGGACGCCGAAGTCTGAGAGAGCCGCCGCGTTGCCGCCGATGGCGTCCTGCAGCTTGGAGAGCGCCTCCGCATCGTCTATGCCCGCGAAGTTGCCCAGGTCGTAGGCGAGGGAGGTGGTCATTTTGGAGAGGTCGCTGGCTGCCTTCCCCGTAATGCCCATGCTTTCGTACAGCTG